GGAGCACTGATCCGTTGCGGACGAAATTCCGTAGCGGGGAGCATTCGGGCCAAGGCGCACGTGTCACCTGGGTTGCGCAGCTTCAACCGTGCATGCCGGAAGGAAGCTGGATTCGTCTTTTAAGCTAGACGAAACGGCTATACGAGGCTGTCCTTGCGACTGTTTAGATTTTGTGTTTACACAACTTTGAGACCTTGCAAGTATCTAGCGTTTTTCTTGACTAATGGCGTCACGTTCGATTCATCGAACGGCGATTCTATCAAGCAGTGAAGACGGTTTTTCCAGAATTTGTCCGAAAATTCTGAGGGCTTCCGGCACTCGAGATTTACTACTATCTTTCGAGCAATAATATCCGGGCCTGGTCCGAAGGGACCTTAAATACTTAAACTAGGCATGTGTCTAACGGCTCATGCTACCATCTGCTACCTCAATTGTGGATGGAAAGCCTTTCTCAGAACGTATTTAGATATCGTGGAATCACAGTACCATGGGTTTACTCATGGCGGCTGCCACTTCAGTCTATTTACCTTTCTAGGAGAGTTTTTAGTGACTTTTATTGAAAAGTCAGAGTTTCCTTTCTAATGCAGAATCACAACTCAAAGAAGGCTCAACGGATGTGCCATAACCTGACTGAGGGAAAGACCTCTGGATCGGCTCTCGAAGCGGAGAGTGTGACTAACGAATATTTCGATATTCGTACCAATGAATTGGACGATGGCTATGACTACGACATGTGGTCACAACCGGCGACTCACGGGACGGTGTATGATGTACCGAACGGTGCCTTTTGGGGCAACGGTGAAGATGATCATATAGAAGAAGTGGAGGAAGAGCCGAAGATTACCGAATCTTCGGTTCCGATACCTCTACTCCGTACCGAGCGGGGCAGGGTTTTCAACCCTGCACCTGCATGGAACTTGGCTAAAGTCAAGGTAACTGCAAAGGATTTTCTTTTGCAGCCTTTGACCGTCGAGTCCCAGGGAAGCGAGGAAGTGACTCCCCCTTCAGTGGGGGGCTGCGGAGGCATTCCGGCCCTTCAGGGTGGTGTTCAGACCCCTGTCTTGTGCGACCAACAATGTGAACAAAGCGGGCTTCCAGCTCGTGTACCGGTGGTACAAACAGACGTCGAATCACGTCAGTATGATTCATTACATAAAAAGGTTGACGATGAACCTTGTTCGGCACAGACCGAACAAACGTACCTGGTTACAGAACCAGGGGAGGAGGCTCTTAAGCCTTCTCTTTGCGATGCAGATTTTCCCGACTATACGGAACAGTGGGTTGATTGGATGGAGAATTATCATGGTCCCACGGACTATGAAACACCCATCTATCAGATCATTAGAGCGCAGGAGACTCCCAAACCGGAGATGATAATGGAGAACGAAGTTGAGCACTTTATGGTTAAGTGTGCTTCTGAAGTTCTTCCATTGGATTCGGAAAAGGAGATTCTTGTACTCCACGGCGACGCGCAGGAGATTCAAGATCATACGGAACATGTTGTGCAACATGTTCATCAGACGTTGCGAAGAGGCCGTCTGGCAATAGTTAGGAATGGGTCAACACTTGTTCCTGATGTAGTTGCTGGCGGTGTCATTGAGCGTGGTCACGTTACGGCAGAATTTGTCGCATCGAGTCATAAGCGTAGGAAAACTCCTACTCTTTTGATTCCGGTGCGCCGAGTTCTTTGTCGATCACAACGTGGCCATACTTATTGGCTTCTTGCGCTATCATGGCGAGGTGTTCAGACGGATGCAGAGCGAGAGATTGCGATTGCGTTAACTAGAGCTGTTGTAGACAGTGATGTTGACGCGGCGATGCGGTGTCTGGTGGAATGTTTATCTCTTTCCCCAGCGTTGCAGAAGGCGACGAAGGTATCTTCGCAGTCAGGTCCCACAGAGGGGATGGCTGCGCTTGAGGCGATTCATGCAGAGGATGATCAATCACTTCTCGGTAAGGCCCGACGTCTGGCTTCAGACGTTGGCGAGCTTGCTGGGAATGTTGGTTGGTTATCAGGAATGGTCGGAAGAATACGTGAGATGATGGACAAGGCTTCTACCTTTACGAAGGAACACCGTCCTCTTATGGAGGGTGTTGCGTTGTCGATTATAGTAGGCGTTATTCTTCTGCTCATTCGGCTGTATGCTCCACCAGGTGTCTTTAAATGGATAGCCTATGGTATCAGCGCTCTTTTGAGTGTTGTTGCTATAGGTCTTGTTGGAGTTTCAGCAGTGAATTGGCTTCTTGAGAAGATATCATCAGACGATGATGATGATCAGGAGTGGGGTGCCGCGGCTGCGATAGCGCGGGCCCAGAATTTCTCACGGGGATGGACGATCACGCAGACTTGTGATCACTGTGGCAGTGTCGAAACTGTTACAGAAGGCAAACTTGCTCGAGGAATCATCTGGGACGATGATGGTGAGGCAGTAATGCTTCAGCATCATCAAATCTTGGGTGATGGTTCTTGTAGGTTTGACGGACGTCCTGTTCCTATGACTAGGAAGCAGGACCGTGTGAGAATTCTGACGAGAGAGGACGAGGTGATGAGAGTAGAATCTCAGAGCGGACAGACTCAGCAGTTATGGGGTCATTTTGTGGACTTTATGAAACAGATCGCCTATTTGCTACCTAACGGTGCAAAGTGGTTGGTCATGTTTGGTGGTGCCTATCGAGGTTACCAGAGTGTTCACGAAGTGACGACGGCTATAATGGAGTATGTTCCTCAGTGGTTCAGTGCGATTGTGGCTTCTTTCTTTCCATCTTATGAGAGCTCTATAGTGCTATGGGGTTCTAGGATTGGCGAGTGGTCTCACACTGCGTCAGTCATGAAGGAAGCGATGGAGCTGTCTCCGAACGACAGCTTGATCAAGGAAGCTCGTGCCCATTACGAGCTTGGATCCCGCAAATTGAGACTTTGGGGACCCACTCATCTGCGCGGGTTAGAGAGAGATTTATCTCTCTTCAAACTCGCAATTGATAACGCTGCTACTTCTAAGCAAAAGAAGATTGACGGTTCAGTGCCGTGGTATCTCTATTTACATGGACTACCTGGCATTGGCAAATCTTCTGTTGTTGAAGTTTTGGCCCGGGTTCTAGCAATAGAATCTGGTATACCAAAGCGTGAAGCAGCGTCTTCAATTATCTATCGATCGGCGGATAAGTTCTGGTCCAATTTTTCGAGCTTTACTAAAGTGGGTGTCTATGACGACGTTTTCAACACTTCTGTTGATAAACGGGCTGAGATGTTCACCGAGTTAGTTCGATTAATTGGTCCTTCGACTTTTGCGCCACCGATGGCTGCAGTTGAGGACAAGGGGAAGGTTGCCGCACTCTCGGCAGTCTTGCAGACGGATAACGTCGTGGATCCAGAGATCCCTGACGTTAGTATAACCGCGCTCTTTAGAAGACGTGAGTTGTACACAGCTAGGTTAGATCCTAACTTTAAGCAGATGGTCACTACGACCTTGGGAGTAGACGTCCCAGAGAGTAAGATAGTTACAGAGGCTCTTAAGCGAGAGGCATATATCCCTATGATTATGTCTTTCGGGCATCTGCAGTTTGCTAAGCGAGCTGCACTGCCCACCAACAATAACGCTGACTTTAGAAGTCAGGAGATACTGGATTGGATGTCCTTTCCAGAGTTTATAGATAGAGTTAGGTTAGATTTTAGGGCTCACTGTGAGGCACGCAAAGGCTTTGGCCAATGTGTGCAAGCACAGCTTGACTTGCTTTATCCCAATGATACAGGAACTTTGTCGTCTTATCAGACGCCGAAGGACTATCCTTGGCTGCGATACCTTATCTACGGTGTTGGCACTTTGGTGACATTCATCGTGGCTGGGTTTGCAGCTAAGAAGTATTTTTGGAATAAAGATCCGCATGTTGTCGCAAGTCAGTATGCGGAGCGAGAGAGAGAGACGAAGACCCGACTAAAGGGACGTCCTCGTAAGGTAGCTTCTGAGATAAGCCAGGAAGCTATGTCCGAATTCCATGATATGGCACAGCAACGTGTTGTGCGCATGGATGACGGACGTAGATTTACTGGTGGGTATATGATCGATTGCCAGACAATCGTGATACCCCATCATATGAGCTACCATTACGAGGAAGATGTTCCTGTTCAGATCGACATTGGGCTGGCCCCGATGCAGATCTCTACTGTCGAACGTTTCTCTCACTCGCGAGTCACGCGTGTTAACGGTGATGTCGCATTATTTAGATTAAGCGCACCCATTAGGGGACTTAGGAGTCATTTAGGTAAGATTTCTCAGGATGCTCCCACTAGGGGAGCTAGCGTAGCCCGATTAACGGGAAAGACGATTGAGTACGGCCTTGTCAATAGTTTGACTTGGTGCGAGAACTCATATAAGGAGACGGAACATTATTGGGGATACTCAATGCCCGGATTTTCCGGATGTTGTGGTTTCCCAATCATCGATGTCAAACGACGTGAGATTTTAGGCTTTCATGTCGCTGGCGACGAGGATAATAATGAATCGTATTTTAAGGCTATAACTAGGGAGGAGATGCAGAAGGCCCTTAAGGCCCCAGACTTCGAACCTAAGGATTTATTAGAGACTTTAGGACCTAAGATAGTTGATTCCCAACTTGGCGCTTCACGCCCAGAAGGGAATTGTGCTCAGGGCCCCGCCCTGAATCTGCCGGCTAGTGTGCTCACTAAGAGTGCTTACCGGCGGACACCAGCTTGGTCACCTGCATGCGGAATGGCACCAGCAGTGCTAGATCCTGCCCAAGTCCAAATCCGAGAGGCGCGTAATAACGTAGTCACCGTAGCTCCAGACAAGACATGTTTGGAATATGCGGTGATTTGCGCGAAAGCGGCTTTCGGCTCTTTGGATAAGGGATCGCCAAGGCGACATATGACCGAGACAGAAATTCTTTCTGGCTTGGACAAGGACAAGAGTGTGGGTTATCCATACACTTCCTTGCATATGAAGCGTAGCGATTTTGCAGATTTCGTGGCAAATGAACTGACTCCTTTCGGACGAAGGGAAATTGAGAAAGTAGAGAAGGCTATGGAAATAGGGCAACCTATGGCCGTATGTGTTCAACCCGATCTCAAGGATGAAACCTTGAAGATTGGGAAGGCTGTACGGACTTTCCAGAAACTTCCTTTTCCTCAATTATACCTAGGACGAAAGTATTTCGGTCACTGGCACGATGAGATGACTAAGGCTGCAATGAGCTCGCCAAGTGCTATTGGGATCAACGTTACGTCTTCGGATTGGCATAAGACGTATCAGTGGCTTGCCGAATGTGATTATCACTTCGACTTGGATTACAAATCTTACGAAAGCACCGTCAATTTTCAATTGATGGAAGCTGCGTTAGAAGTAATCAACTACTGGTACGGCGAAACCTGTCCCTATAGACGAATGTATGCTTGGGGGATGTTGCGACGATACGCAGTTAATGAGAGGACTTCTTGGTACGGCCAACAGAGCATGCCTTCTGGCACGCCTCTGACGGCCCCTGAGAACACCCTCACAAATTATCTGCTAATCGCTTCAGCGTTCAAGCATGTGTATCCCGATGCACAACCGCGAGATTTCTTGCAGCAGGTGCGCCTTAAGATCTACGGCGACGACGTGATCTTGGGAGTCTTCCGAATAGCGAAAGACTTTTGCTTCACGACCGTGAAGCAGTACCTGGAAACCCTTAACTACCAAGTAACACCTGGTAGTAAGGTCGCAAATGCACCGGATTTTGATGAACTCTCGAAACTAACCTTCCTCAAGAAGGCGTTTCGTCTGGTTCCCGGCTTGCCTATCGTGGGCGCCTATGTGGAATGGAAGACTATGATCGATCAACTTTCATGGTCTAAGGACATTTCATACGGCGGCCTCGTGCAACTTGCCAACTCAATTCTGTCATTTGCGTTCTTCCACGGAGAAGCTGGTTTTGAATCGCTTCGCCGTTATTGTTGTAGCACGTTTGGACTTGAGTGCAAGGACGTAGTGCTCTGGGAGGAGCTTGTTTTCAGGTACTATGGGAACATTCCAGCAGGAATGCCCCGTATTACCCGGCAACAGGTTCATCTTATGACACAAGCGCGACCAGTCAAGTCCCAAATGGGCTTGTCCTTCAGTACCCAGACCGAGAATTTCTACGGTAATGGTAATACTGGAGGCCAAACCTCCACCCCAACGGCTAGTCCTACGACTAGTGCCAGTTATGGTGGTAATGCTTCAAACACGACGGCGGATCGAAACGATCCCGGCTTTAGTGGAAGAAAGGGTGATCGCAAGGACAATGACATGCATGAACATCAGTTACTGCCATGCCCTACTTCGATCGGGCCTGCAGTTATCCCTACCCTGTGTGGGGAGATGCATTCCATTGTCCTTGAAGATTACCCGGCGATTCGAGGTGCTTCTTCACAGACGTTCCAGACTACGGAAGATGAATTGTCTATCGATTTCATCAAACGTATCTGGAGCATCATTCAGATCATCTCGATTCCCGATTCGACGACAGCCGGAACTCAGATTGGTTTCTGGAATATGGCGCCGTGTCAACAACTTGGCAACAACGGAACTTACGGTCCGTCGTACAATATCTCTCCTTTGGAGTGGTTGAATACGATGCATCGTTTTTGGAAAGGTGGCTTGGAATTTCGATTCCAGATCATTGCTCCTAGAGATTCCGCAGGCACACTCTTTTTGTGCCTTTGCTATGGTATGTATAACACGGCGACAGATTTCAGTACCCACCAGTCTGGGTTGAAGGTTGTCTTCGACTACACTCCTACGAACAGGGAGTGTATTGTCCGCGTGGATGGTGCGATGGCGCGACGATGGATGCGACAGTATTGGAACGACTATATGATGTGGAATGCTGGCATTTCCGGAGTAGATCAGACTAGGTACTCTTACGGAACTCTGTTCTGTTATGCAGCTACCCCTGTCACGAAATTCTCTGGGTTTACCAACCCCATATCTATGGTTGTTTCGATGCGTGGTGCTGAAGATTTTGCTTGTCAATATTTTCAGCCTATGCCGGGACTCAGCTACACTAGTAGTGGATTCTCGGTTGTCGAAAAACACGGTGGCGTACTCAGACAGGTTAGAAAGGTTACTTCCCAGTCAGGCGAGAATGTTGCACCAACACAGCATGAAGTGCCGGCGGATGCTACGCAGGAAACATCAAAACAGGTCTTGACAGATCATAAGGTTGTCGGATCGGATTATACGCTCTCGAAGTTAGCTAAGAATTTCTACCAAGTGGCAACACTTGTTATAGATGGTTCTTTCGCTTCGCAGACTTATACCTTTCCTGGCGACTTGATGAAAAGTCAGGCCTTGTTTTCGCAGTTCCCAGTGACGTTCTGGCGCGGAAACGCGACGGTTCGTCTTACACCCATTGCCAACGCTTGGGTTTCAGGAGCTGCTCTGCTAGTATTCGTACCAATGGCACGGAATACTGTTAATTACAACATTTATCGTCTTAGCCAGTGTAAGAATGTCATGTTAGACTACAGTTCTGCTACACCAGTAGAACTGCAAGTTAATTTCCAACATTACATGGATTACTTTACTGAGCTAGACTTGGAGGGATCCGAAGATAACCCAATGGGTATTGTCGTCGTGCAATCTCTCGTCCCGCCGTCGTTCCAGACGGGTGGGCAAACGTCTTTTTCCGTGCGAGTCGAAGTCGCATGGGAAGATACGGAGTTCGTGGTTCCCAGGCCGATTGGGGAGAATCCGGTCGCTATGTCAAAGCGGCCTCCTTCTCGTCGGGTTGTGAGCCAGTCCGGTATGAGTACTGCGACAACGAGTGCTGTTGCACAATCAAGTGGTCAAGCAGCGAAACAGGCCGGAATCTCACCGCTTGGTGGGTTCGGAGCTGATTTCAGCGAGATCACGGAGATCAAGAGTTTAAGGGATTGCTTAAAGCGTCGTCAGTTAGTTTACTTCGTTCCTAATTCCACGACTCCAGTAGGTACAAACCTAATGGATCTTGGACAGGAGCCGAATGTGAGCGCTGGCTACATTTTAGGCCCGTATGCGGCGTATGCAGGTGGTACTGACTATACCATTCTTGCGCAAACGTACGCAGCGGCTGCCGGGGCAACCAAACCGTCCATGGAGATGACGGTTGGCTTGGTTGATCAGAGCATGGATGTTCCAGTAACTGGCCCCGTGACGACGGCGGCCATCCTGTCTTCCACCTGGACAACTGGACCAGTCTCAACATTGATGTCAAGTGACTCGGCAGTTTTTCCTTTTACCCTTCCTTTCCGTTGTGCACACAGGTGGGCCGGCGTGTACCCCATCAATGAAGATGAGCTTTCCTATGCCATTGCGTCGACCAACGATGCTACGGCTTATTGGGAAGTTAATCCAATTGCTGGTGGGGTGCAAGTTAAGGTTTACCAGGCCGCTTCTGATAATTTCAGGGCTGCCTTGTGGACCGGGGTCCCTCCCGTTACCGCAATGCTTAATGCAGGGCAACCCTTCTTTGGGGCCTATCTGCTAGCACCTGCTAGTGGTAAGGGCCCGAAGAAGGTTTAGTGCCGGCTAGACATCCGGTGGGGTGCTACAACCCTTATTGTAGCGTAGGCTAGCCCACTGGCCTTTATCAGTGGCAATAGACGTGGGGTCTAACTAACACCCAACTCGCAGCATGGTATGGTTCCATGTGGCGTTTATGATACCCGGTGGGGGTTAGTACTCACCATCTTATCATCAACGAACTGTCCTAAAGAACAGTGCCCTTAGATGTGCCTCAGCTTTCGACGCTGGCGAAAAGGTCCCAAAGCAATAACATTGCACCTATAGCCTTTCACGATTGCGAAAGTTCACCACAAGCCTGTGAGAGGGATTCAGCGGCGCAAGCCGCGGGGTTCAAACCGCAAGCCCAAAGAACCAGCATGCGACGAGATTCCGGGTCGCACGAC